TCAGGGCATGCATGCAGGCCCACGCGAGATCCGCGTGGCCCGTGTCTTCGGTACGGCCGGCGGTGTAGGTCACTTGTCGACCGCTGTGGCTGAGCATCTTGCGGATGGCCATGAAGGATTGGGCGAGATCCGTCCAGCCGGCGTCGAACTCCAATCGCCCCTTGCCGATCACGTTTTGCGCCTTCATCACCATCTGCGCTTTGGCATCGGGCGAATACACAATCTTCCGCGCGAGCGGGAAGAACTGGATCACCAACTGATGCACGGCCGCGCCGATGCCGGTGCCGTCGATGCCGATGTACGTCACGCTGTAGCGTTTGGTGATCTTCCGAATGAATTCCGCCTGCGCCTCGAAATCCATCCCTTTCAGCCGATGCCGCTCCAGCACACGGAATTTCCCGCCCGGTTTGCTGGGCGGTGCCATCACCACGAGACCCGCACTATCGCCGCCCTCACCCAGGGAGGGGTCATATCCAATCCACACCGGCGCATAGCCGAACGGACGCATCGCCAGCGGCTGCAGATCCGTCCAGTCGACCCAGCTGTCGACCATGCAGCCCTGCATCATCGCCAGCGTAAAGAGGCTGTCCCCGTCATCCAGGAACTGGCACATCAGGAGGTTCGCAAATTCGTCCGGCGTGTACTCGATGCGCAACTCATCCAGATCAAACAGGCTGCAGCCACCGCGCTCGGCATCCTCGATCGTCACGATCTGCCGCCACACCTTGTCCGGGCAGCGCCGGCCGCCCACCAGCGCTTCGTGCGTAGTGATGATCTCAAGCCGTTGATCCTTCGGCCGACGACGGTTGTAGCGATCACCGGTCCAATACGGGTACGCGAGATGGCTCTTGGCGCTGGGCGTGGAGAAATACGTCTTCCGCCATTGCTTGTGCATGGCCATGCCCGAGGCAACCTTATTGATCTCCTCGAAATTGCAGGTCCAGAAGAATTCGTCGTAGTAGAAGTTGCCGTGATAGCCCTGTGCGGTGCGTGCGTTCTGGCCGAGGAAGTACAGGTGCGCGCCGTTCCATAAGACGATCGGATCGCCCTTGAGGTCGATATCACAGGTCTCCAGCGCGAACTGGCGGATGTACTGCTTGAAGATGTGCGCCTGCGCTTTGCTGGCCGAGAGGAAAATCTGATTCCGGCCCGTGCTGATCGCATCAAAGAGCGCTTCGCGCGCGAAGTACCACGTCGCGCCGATCTGGCGGCTTTTGAGGATCATGCGCGTGCGTTCGTCCGCCGCGCGATGCCAGGTGTGCTGGTATTCGAACAGGGAGTCGAGGAAGGTCTTGCGCAGGTGCTCGATCTGTTCCTCGCTGAAGGTGTTGCGCTTGGATTGCTTCTTCGGACCGGCGTTGCGCGCTTCGATGGCCGGATTGAGATCCGCTTCGTTCCCGCCCGGCGCTTCGTAGCGACGCACACGCGCCAGGCGCTCGATCTGTCGGCCGAGCAGATCGATTTCCTTGTAGTCGCTGCCGGTTTTTGGATCCTTGCAAACCAGCTGCACCATACGTGCTTCGATGCAGGTTTCGACGCGCTCGATCACCGGCGCCTTGTCCCATTCATCGCGCGTCTTCCACGACTCCACCGTGGTGCGCGCAATCCCCATTGTTTGCGCGATGTCTGACACGCGCCACCCTTGCCAGTACAAGGCACGCGCGCAGCGGCGCTGATCAACTTCGGGAGCGGGCATCACCATGCGCGCATCGTCGCCCGCGCGCGTTCTTATCGATGGCTTTGTGCTGGGTACCAGGCAACTGGTACCGCGCTATCGCGTTGCTCGTGTGACGTGCGGTGTCGAGGATGGCCTCGTCCTTTTACATCGCTGCGTTCACGAGGTGTCGCCCATGGCCAAAAGCAAGTTCTTCCGCGTTGCCGTTGAAGGCGCAACGACCGATGGCCGCACGATGGAGCGCAGCTGGATCAGCGATATCGCGGCCACCTACAACCCGCAGACGTACGGCGCACGCATCTTCCTGGAGCACATTCGCGGCCTGATGCCGGACGGTCCGTTCAAGGCCTACGGCGATGTCACGGCAGTGAAGGCCGAGGAAATCGCTGACGGTGATCTCAAGGGCAAGCTGGCGTTGTTCGCGCAGATCGAACCCACGGCCGATCTGGTCAGCATGACGAAGGCCAAGCAGAAGATTTACAGCAGCATCGAGGTCAACCCGAAATTCGCCAGCACCGGCCGCGCGTACTTGGTCGGTCTCGGTGTCACCGACAGCCCGGCGAGTCTCGGTACCGACATGCTCACTTTTGCTTCGCAGGCGGCCACCAACCCGCTGGCGAGCCGCAAGCTGTCACCGGACAACCTCTTCACCGCCGCCGAAGCGATCGAGATCGAGTGGGAAGAGGAATCGCCGGATTACACCACCGCGACCTTGTTCGCCGCGATCAAAGAACGTCTGGCCAAGCTCACTGGCAAAGCCAAAGTGCAGGACGCGCAGTTCGCCGAGCTGGGCGATGCGTTGAATGGCCTGACCGAGGCGTTGGAACAACTGGCCACGCATTCGACCGCGACCACGCAACAGTTCGCCGATCAGCTCAGCGCCTTCACGCGACGCCTGGACGCCATCGAGCAGGCCGGCAAGGACACGAGCACCGGCTTCGCCACGTTGCGCGCCGAACTCGAAGCCACCCCGGCGTTCACCCCGCGCCCGCCGGCCACCGGCGGCAACGGCCTCCCGCAAACCGACTGCTGAGTCGCACCCGCCTTTCTTTTCCGATTTTCGCCTGCCCGCCACGGAGCCTTCATGCGTAACGACACCCGCCGCCTCTTCAACGCCTACGCGGACCGCGTGGCCCAGCTCAATGGCGTGGACAGCGCCGCGAGCAAATTCAGCGTGACACCGACCGTCCAGCAGACGCTGGAAAACCAGCTGCAGGCCAGCAGTGAGTTCCTAAGCAAGATCAACATCATCGGCGTGCAGGAACTGGAAGGCGAGAAAGTGATGCTGGGCGTCACCGGCACCATCGCCGGCCGCACCGATACACGCACCAAGGATCGCATGCCGCGTGATGTCAGCGATCTCAAGAATCAGGGCTATCGCTGCGAGAAGACCGACTTCGACACCTTGATCAAGTACCAGCAGATCGACGCGTGGGCGAAGTTTCCCGATTTCCAGACGCGTTTGCGTGACGCCATCATCAAGCGCCAGGCGCTGGATCGCATCCTGATCGGCTTCAACGGCGTGAAAGTGGCGGCCGACACGGACCGCGCCGCCAACCCGCTGCTGCAGGACGTCAACATCGGCTGGTTGCAGCACATCCGCACCGAGGCGCCCAGCCACTGGATGAAAGAAGGCGCGACCGAAGGCAAGATCCAGGTCGGCACCGTGGCCGGCTGCGACTACGCCAACATCGATGCGCTGGTGTACGACGCGGTGATGCTGCTGGAGGAACCGTATCGGGATGCGACGGATCTCGTCGCCATTTGTGGTCGCAAGCTGCTGCACGACAAGATGTTCGCCAAGCTCAACCGTGATCAGCGTGCGACGGACGAGCTGGCCAGCGACATTCTGATCAGCCGCGAGGCGATGGGCGGTCTGCCGGCCATCCGCGTACCGGGCTTCCCGGATAACGCGGTGCTGGTGACGCCGCTCAGCAACCTCTCCATCTACTGGCAGGAAGGTGCACGCCGCCGGCTGCTGCGCGACCGGCCGGAGCGCGATCAGATCGAAAATTACGAATCCTCGAACGATGCCTACGTGGTCGAGCACTACGGCACCGTGGCGCTATTCGAAAACATCGAGCTCAAGCACTGAGGAATGCCACGATGACCAGCCCTGCCATGCGTCATCGGGAGCGCGTGTTGGCGGCCCAGGCCGCGAGCCTGGCCGCCCGCACCGGTACGCCGCAGCTCACCGGCAGCGCGTACGACCTGATGCTTGCCAAGCTCGCCGAAGACAAGCGCGTGCTGAAAAGCATCCAGTCGATCCAGCAGAAGATCGCGGTCAAACGCCAGCGCCTGCCGGAATACACGGCCTGGATCACGGGTGTGCTCGACGCCGATCAACCCGTGCAGGACGACGTGTTTGCGACGCTGATGGTGTGGCATATCGACACCGGTGCGCTGGACGCTGCGCTCGATATGGCCGCGCATCTCTTGAAGCACGACCTGAAGCTGCCGGAGCACTACCAGCGCGACGTCGCCACCCTGGTGGTCGAGGAAATCGCCGATCAGAGCGAGAAGCCCGGCACCACGGTCACCGTCGATCAGCTCTTGCGCGTCGGCCAGCTGACCGACGGGCGCGACATGCCCGATGAAGTGCGCGCCAAGCTGCACAAGGCTATTGGCCTGGCGTTGCGCGACACCGTGCCTACGCAAGCCCTCGATCACCTGCAGCACGCGCTGCGCCTGAATCCGCGACTCGGCATCAAGACCGAGATCGGCAAGCTGCAAAAGCAGCTGGCCATTGCGACCTGAGCTCGCCCCGAGCGCCGCGGCGGCTCGGTGGGCATCCGATGACCTCTCTCCCATTCGGATAGCCCACCGACCACCGCCGCACCTTATCGAAGAGATCCCGATGTCCGGTTTCGTCGCCACTGCACCTACCGCCGACTCACCCGCCATCCGTTCGGGCGCGTGGTATCCCCCGATCGTGCTGGCTGACGTGCGCGCCGTGCTGCGCCTGGACGGCACCGTCACCGATACGCGCCTCACCGAGGCCATCGCGCTGGCGATGTCGGCGGTGGAGGACGAGTTGGATGCGTGGCAACAGCAGCAGGAGGCGTTGGGCCGCGCGTCGCTCGCGGCGGTGCCGAGCAAAGCGATCGGCGATACCTCTCGCCTGGTGCTGCTCTATCAGCGCGCCGTGTACGCCACCGCAAAGGCCGAACTGATCGAGCGCTATCGCGATCTCGACAGCACCGATGCGGGACAACGTCGCGCCGAGGCGATGGAACTCTCCGTCGACGATTACCGCCGGCAAGCGCGCTACGCGATTCGCGACATCCTGGGCCGTCCGCGTGTCACGGTGGAGCTCCTCTGATGATCGTGCGTGCGCTGCAGGGCGAAACGCTCGATGCGCTGTGCCAGCGCGTGCTGGGGCGCACCGCCAGCGTGACCGAAGCGACGCTCGCCGCCAATCCGGGTCTGGCCGACCTCGGCCCGGTGTTGCCCCAGGGCTACCCGGTGCACCTGCCCGATACCGCTCAAACCGCGCAGTCCGTGACGGCGCAGGTGCAGCTCTGGACCTAAGAGGACACCCGATGGCCGAACCCACGACCACCACCACGCTCGCCTTCGTCACCGCCGGTGTGGGCTTGGCCACCCTGGTGCCCGGTATCGATGGCAATGCCATCGTCGGCGCCTTTGCCGGGGCGGCGCTCGTCGCGCTGCACGCGCGGGATGTGTCGATGACCTCGCGCGGCATCTACCTTCTCATCAGCTGGATCGTGGGCTACCTGGCGGCGCCGGAAGTTGCGGCACGCATCGGCGTGCAGGCCACCGGTGTGGCGGCCTTTCTCGCGGCGGCGTTCGCCATTGCCGTGACCGTGCAGGTGCTGGAGCGGATCAAGACCCTCGACCTCACCACCTGGCTGCGTCGTGGAGGCTCCTGATGGAACACGTCCTCGCCGCACTGCTCTTCCTCGCCAACGCCATCACGTGCGCACGCCTGCTGCTGTATCAGCGCGCCGGTGCACGCTACCGCTTCGCCGTCAGCGTGTGCGCCTGGGTGCTGATCGTCAGCACCGGCAGCACCGCGCTCGGCGTAATGCTCGGCCTCTATGCCAACACGCCGATCCATCTCGGCGATCTCGGCGTGTCCCTCGTGTTGTGCGTGCTGAGTCTTACGGCACAGGGCAACGTCGCCGCCATTCTTCGGACGAACCATGACGACTAATCCCTTGCGCGCCGGTGATCACGGCGCCGCCGTCACCGTGCTGCAGCAACGTTTGAATCGTGCGGGCCAGTCGGTTGCTGTCGATGGCTGGTATGGCCCGACTACGGAAGCCGCGGTGCGCGCGTTCCAGCACAGCCGCCACCTGGTGGAGGACGGCATCGCCGGTCCGCGCACGCAGAACGCTTTGCTGGGTTCCCTGGATTCCCGTGCGCTCACGCAAGCGGATATCGAACGGGCCGCCACGGCGCTCGGCTGCGAGAGTGCGGCGATCAACGCGTTGGTCGAAGTGGAAAGCCCGCACACCGGCTACCTTCCCGATGGGCGCGTGGTGATCCTGTTCGAGCGGCACGTGTTCTGGCGGCAGTTGCAGGCACACGGCATCGACCCGGCCACAGTGCAAGCGCCGGTGTCGATCCTCAGCCAAACCCGGGGCGGCTATGTCGGCGGCGCCGCCGAATACGCGCGCCTGGCCCAGGCCGCCGCCATCACGCAGGAGCCTGCTATGGCGGCCTGCAGTTGGGGGCGCTTTCAGATCATGGGCTATCACGCGCAGGCGCTGGGCTACACCAGCGCCACGGCAATGGCTGCCGCCTTTGCTGTGGGCGAGGCCGAACAACTGCAGGCGTTCGCGCGCTTCGTGGAGAACGACGTCGAACTGCTGAAGGCGCTGCGCGGCCGCAAGTGGGCGGCGTTCGCGCGGAGCTACAACGGGCCGGCGTATGCCGACAACCTCTACGACGCGAAACTCGCCAAGGCATATGCACGTCACGCCGCGGCGCGGGCGTCTGCCGCGGAGGCCGCATGACGCTGGTGCGCCAGTTGCTGTTGGGCCTCGGCCTGCTGGCTTCGCTGTGGCTCTACCACGTCGTTACTCAGCAACGCCTCGCACTCGCGGAAGCCCGCGCCGACGCGGCGACCACGGCGCAGCGCGATCTCGCCGGCCAGCTTGCCACTGCTCAGGCCAGCGAACACATCGTCACGCGCTACGTCGATCGCGTGCGTGTTGTGCACGAGCGCGGCGCCACGCTTACCCAGGAGATTCCGGTTTATGTCACGCCCCAAGCGGATGCTGCTTACCCTGTGCCTGTTGGCTTTGTGCGCGTGCACGACGCCGCCGCCCAAAATGCGCTGCCCGGCGCCGCCGGCGCTCTTGATGCGCAGCCCAGCGGTCTTGCGCTCTCTGCCGTTGCCGGCACCGTCGTCGACAACTACACCACCTGCCACGCGACCATCGAGCAACTGACTGCGCTGCAGGCATGGGTGCGCGCCAATCAGACGGCACCATGAAGAAGCCGACCAGCTTGCGCCAGGCGCTGACCGTTGCACTGCCGGATCTCGCGCGTAATCCCGAAAGCTTGCTGGTGTTCGTGGACAAGGGTTCGGTCGTCGCGACGTATGTGCCGGGCCTGTCTTTCGAGTACAGCTACACGCTCAACGTGATCCTGACCGACTATGCCGGCGATCCCGATACCGTGATGGTGCCGCTGCTTATGTGGGTGCGCGAGCACCAGCCGGAGCTGCTCGACAACGTCGATCTACGTCCGGATGGCATCACCTTTGAAGCGGACATCATCAGCCATGATGCGTGCGATCTCAGCCTCACGCTGAAATTGACCGAGCGCGTGATTGTGGCCGAGAGTGATGGCGGGCGCCTCGATATCGTCCATGTCGATGAACCGCTGCCGGAGCCACGGCTGACGGCTAAGCATTGGCGGCTGTTTCTGCGCGAAGCGCTGATTGCAGAGTGGGATCAGCCGGTATGAGCGATGCGGAGCTGACCCTTCTGGAAGACTGGGTGGATGGGTTGCTGCAGGCCATCAGCCCGGCGGGACGCCGGCGTCTGTCTCGCTCAGTGGCAGTCGCTCTGCGGCAAAGCCAACAGCAGCGGATCGCCGATCAGCGCAATCCGGATGGCACGCCCTACGTGCCGCGCAAGGTGCAAAAGCTACGCGGCAAGGTGGGCCGTATCAAGCGCGGGAAGATGTTCGCGAAGCTGCGGACGACCAAACACCTGAAGACCCAGGCGACCGCCGAGATGGCGGTGGTGGCATTCACAGGTCGCGCCGCGCGCATTGCGCGCGTGCATCAGTACGGCCTTACCGATCGCGTCTCAGCAAACGGTCCACGGGTGCACTATTCCCGGCGACAACTACTCGGTTTCGGCAGCCAGGACGTAGATTTGATCAAAGGCGTGTTTATAAGTCACCTGGCCAGGTGGGCTTGAAAAGTGTGACAGCCATCCCAATTGGGAAGGCAGGAGCAGGGGTCACTCCGGTTTCTGAGGGGTAGCAGGCGCTACCCATTCAATAGGACTATGCCGCTGTGAAAACGCTCTGGGGAACTACGTGACCTAGTAGGTCGCGTGGGTAAAGCGTTGAGGGCAACGGTCTTACCAAGCCACGATTATGTTGACGTGGACGGTTTTTCTAGCGCCTGCCTTCTAGACGCGCAAACAAAATAGGTTTCGCGGAGGGCGTCTTATGGAAGAACGCATTAGCCCGATTGCATTGGCATTATCGGGCGGTGGCATTCGCGCGATGGCTTTTCATTTAGGCGTTTTGCGAATGATGGCAGAACGGGAGCTGCTTGAGCGAGTAGAAAAGATTTCAAGTGTTTCTGGCGGAAGCTTACTCGTGGGGCTCGTCTTAAAGGAAAATGATTTCCGCTGGCCTACTTCCCTCGAGTTTCTTCAAACAATCTACCCGGTGCTACGGGAAAAGCTTTGCGCACGTAGCATGCAATGGGGAGCATTACGGCAGCTGCTAAATCCAGGCAATTTTCGTTTCCTTCTTTCTCGCGCCAATCTTTTAGCAGCTGCACTACGAAACGAGTGGAATATTACGGAACCGCTTGCTGCGTTGCCTCCAACGCCCGAATGGGCCATCAATGGCACCAATGCGGAGAATGGACGCCGTTTTCGATTCAAGCGCGACAGCATCGGAGACTACCGCACAGGATACGCATCGCCAGAAAAATTTCCTTTAGCAAATGCGTTAGCAGTATCCGCAGCCTTTCCGGGTGGATTTGGTCCATTGAGTTTGCGGACGCGTAGATTTGTTTGGAAAAAGCGCGCCTGGGACGCTCCTAAGGAGTCAGAGCAAGTTATGCGGCCCACCAAAGCAGTGCTTCACCTATACGATGGAGGCGTGTATGACAATCTCGGCTTAGAACCTTTTTTTGACGCTGGAACCGGTCAGTCTAAGGTGGCCGGTCATGTCATTGTTGTATCAGACGGTGGATTGCCCCTACCTGACGGATTCTCTTCAAACCCGGTCAATCCTTTCCGCCTAAAACGTGTGGCTGACATTATGTCGGATCAAACACACGGCCTACGCATACGAACGTTCCTGCGGTTTCTTTCCGAAAACCCCGGTAGGGGCG